CATAACACCAATGCCATGGAATAAAGCTCTTGTGCGTATCCATTTGAGGTCAAACCTATCACCATTGTGTGCTACAATCTCATCTGCTTCATGAAGTACTTTGACAAATGCCTCAATCATTTTCTTATCACTCTGTGATTTGCTCCATGTTAGGCTGTGAATTTCCTCTTCACCCTCCCATTTGTAGCATATGCAGATGATAGCCCGTTCATGAATGATATCCCCAGGGTTAATGGTTAGGTTGTATCCTGTTCTCCAGAATACTCCGACATTGAAAGAGGTCTCAATATCGTAAAATAGTCTTTTTCTCATAGCTTAAACAGCAGGGCAATCCTGTCAAGTAGCCCCTTTTGGATTAAAAAACGGAGCAATATACCTAGAATAAACGAAACAATAACAGGCCACCATAGTATTTTATACTTGACTACCTGTTTAGCCTTGGCTGTTTTCCATTGTGTATCACCTTTAATCTTTAAGGTCTTTACCCGTTCCTTGTACTCAATCCTTGTTTGCCATCTAGTCTTAGGTACATAGATGTTATTGAACTTTATTACCGTATCGCGATACGCGATGAACTTTTCCCAAAAGATAGTGTCATTGTGTACTATTGGGAATGAGTCCACAGTAGCTATGCGGATGGTATCACTATCCTGGACTACTTGCAATCCATTCTTAAGTGCTTTCTTGTAGTGCCATTGAGCACGCTTAGGAGCGGAGCAGGATAACAGGATGAGTATAGGTATCAAATATCTCATAGGCTTTGTAACATCTTAATCATTCTAGGACATGGGTATATATCTGCCTTGTCTTTGCGTACTGAGTTATGCGTGTAGATCCCTGCAGTACCTTTGAATGCCTCTTTATCAATGGCAAATATTTCAGCTCGATATGCCTTGGGAATGTCATAGGTCTCACACAGGTACTCCACTAATTGTCGAGTGCTTTCAATTTGCTCATCCGTATATTTGTACCAAAATTTATTACCCTTGTATGGTGTATCTAATGTGGTTACCATTGACGGGTCCACCACTCCCTTGACATAGTTGTAGTACTTTCCATCCTTTAGCTTCAATGGACCCCAATTGCATATCTCAATACCTACTGATAGCTTGTTTAGGTTTTGGTACTTGAGTCCATGAGCAGAAAAGTCTTGACTATCTATGCCTAGATGGTAGGCCCAATGCTTAGATGAAAAGCACTGCACAATAGATCCTTTCTCACCCACTACAAATGCGGTAGCAATCCTATCCCCATTACTATTCCACCACCTAGATACAGCTACGGGGTTCCCATTGCCTGCAGTGTGGTGTAGATAGATTTGTTTTTTCTCAGACTCCTCATGGAAGTACTGACTATTAGATAGGCGTTCCTGTAATATCTTGCTCGTGTCTAATTTCATCGACCTCTTTTTTAATATCCTTAGCTCTAGCAAACAAGTTCTTCATTGCCTGCCATAGGTCCAATCCTTTCACTGCTTTGTAGTTTTCGTTTATGCTCATGACCTCAATTGATACCAGGATAAGAGATAGCACTTTGGTAAGCATGAGCTCCACTGAAAAAAACTGCAGAATAATTTTATTTAGTATGAATTGGTCTATCATGTAGAACATTATCACGGTTACCTCATACAATAACATCTTACTAATGATAGCAGATAGCCCTCTGCTTGTGATTGGCACCTTGTGTTTGATGCTCTTCCATACTCCTGTTATCGTATCCAATAGAATGACAAACCCAACAAGGAACAATAGCCCTGAGATTGGCATTAGGAATGTACTGATAACAGCTAACAACTTAAACCAATTGGCTTTCATTGTAGCGAGTAGTATGGTGAGCTGTGAGTTCATTACAAGATTAGGATGCTGTTGTTATATCCGTTCTCAAGGAAGTTGCCACACATCCCTGTGCAGGTAGTTTGATATTGATTAATGCAAGAGCAATGGTTAAACATTGGTCTAAGGTCAGTGTCCATGTTGGTGCTACCAATGAATATAGGGAACAGGTTGCGGTTAGCTAGGAGCCATCTAATAAGACGTTGCTCAAAGAAACTAGCTTTCTGTGCATAGTGCTCCATACCAAATGCCACCTCTGAACGGGATACGCTTGCAGAATAATCTCCGTTTTGAGTTTGAAGCCCTTTGTTTTTTAGCTGATAGGTCAACCCAAAGACTGCATCTTCTGCAGACCTCCATGCAATGACCGGTTGAATGAACTCTACTAGATCTATTTCATCCGGTGTAAGAGTTTGATTGTTGTAAGCAGTCAACATGTGATTGTAGAACGTAGTGCCCAGGATAGGCTGTATCCGTAGTGCTGATTGTGTAGCAATGTATGGGGTTACATCAGTCACATCCACATTGGCTGTAATGGGTGTGTTTGTTTTTAGGTAGGTTTCAGTGATAAAATATAACATTACTGAGCAGGGTTAGTAGGTTCATCAATTGGAGGTAGTGAGGCTAGAGCCCGTATCTCATTGGTAGTCATTTTCTCAAGTACTTTACCGAGTAGTGCATCACTCAAGTTGTTTAATGCATCCTTAACTTTTGCTGTCTCTTCATCTACCTCAACAATAGCATCACCAATAATTTGAAAGTTATTGATAGTGAACTCAGCAGGGATGCGAGCAATGGTCAGTATCTCTTGAAAGATAGTCACTACCTGTTGACGTAGCTCCATCACTACATTCTTTTCAAATATCACATAGGCCTGCTTGATATCGGACCCATTACCCAAGCTACCTGTGGTACGGATACCCATTAGGATAGGGTCAATGGTGTGGCTGAAACAAATCTGCTCCGTATTCAGTGCAGATGCCTCATGGAATAGCTTATCATTTGCATTAGTAGGTAGGCTTTCAATCTTAGGTAGTTGGTCCGCACTGTTAGCAAAAAATGCCACAGCTTTACCTGCATTGGCTGCACCCTTGAGGCGGTCAATGGTTTCCTTGATCATGTGTTTTTCCTCTTCCGACTGTGGTCGTTTAGGGAACATCATGGCAAAGGATGGGAACACACTATTTTGAATGTTACTTTTTGCGAAGTAAGATAGCTCACCACTCAAAAAAGCAAAGTTTAATGCACTCGTATAGGTAGGTAGTGGGTAATAATCCTGTCCAACTGACTTGACCTCGTAGCAATATAGCTGAATTTCATCCGTACAGGTGATGTGGTAAGGCTTAATAACCTCCGTATCTATCCTGGTACTCCAATCATCTGACAAATAATAGTATCTTTTGCATGGTGATACCCTTACTTTCTCAGGGCTAACATTCTCAATCTTGATTAGTTTCTTTTTTTCACCAAAATACAGCTTGAAATATACACGATTGTGGATGATTAACTGCTTAGTCACAGCCTTAACGGTGTGCTTAAGGTTAGCTTTTTTCTCAAAGCTGAACATCTCAAGTTTTTCTTGTGGTGTTAGCTTGTCAGTAGTAAGGTTAAACCCTCCACCAATTACAGCATTGGTCTTAAAGTCCACAATTGCACCATGAAGCGGCGAGCTGTAGTACATTTGATTCAACATTTCCGGATAAAGGTTCCCCTCCCCAAATCGGACCCATGATTCCTGAACATATCTACCATTGATGTAAGGCAGTGTCAAGTTGCCTCTTCCTACCGGGAGGAATGGGGTGCTAAATGATTGATACCCCTCCACCATTTCGGGGCCTTTTGGTTTGCTGTTAAATAGTCTTTCGTACCAAGCCATAGTTAGTCATATATTGATGTACCTGCAGGACCACTTACTACCATTCTACCCTCTTCAATAACTACTCCTGTAGTTTGTGCTATTGTAAGGGGCAAAACAAATGCAGTTGAGCTCTCATATACCTGGTAAACGTACTGACCTTTCAAGAGTGCAATATCTGTAGGCTCATCTAGAGTAAACAGGTTGTATCTTTCAGGGTAAGCACTCGTATCAGCAGATGTAAAGAGCTGTGGTGTGCTTGTGGTATTCATTTCATTGGTGAATACAAACAAATAATGTGGTGTACTAACCGTAGTGACCTCTGATAGAGTCAATACAAACTGATTAATAACACCTTGATCTAAGTATATCACACCTATATTAATTTAGGTTTGTCAAATGTTCATAAAAAAAGCCCCACCATGTGGCAGGGCTCTAATATAGAGAGGCAGGATTTTAAGGAGCAAGTAATGCTGATACGATAGCAGGATCTACCTCATATGCTAGGTACTCATTTTCAGCTACCAAAGTAACTGCATATTTAGAGCCATCCGCACGAGCTGTTCCTGAGCCCTCAGCAGTTGCAGATACCTGTAAGTATGGGAAGTACCAATACTTACCGTTAGCATCAAGTACGATAGCTACTAAGTACTGTTGTCCTGCACCTAGAATTTTGATAGCACGAGACTTGGCAGCCTCACGTCTATGAAATACTAAGTTGATTGTTTGAGTCACAAAAGAGCTACCATTTACTAGGTCAATGGTTGAGTCCTCTGTATAGTTAGATGTGTTGCGACGAACATAGTAGTTTTCAAATAGTACAGGAGGAGCCTGAAGAGTGATTGCTGTTATTGTCCAACCCGCACCCGCTGATGGGTCTGCAGGAGTGATAGACAAAATCTCATCTTGTTGGTTAATCCAAATACCATAAATACCACCACTATTATTTTCGCAACCTTTTACGATTGCTTCTAATGCTTGACAAGCCATTGTGTTAAAGTATTAAAGAGCCCCCTTGGTAGAGGGCTCATGGTTATTTATTAATTGTAGAAATAGATATCAGATGGGTTCACGAAGTTGAAACCAACTTTCATGTTAGCACGAGTTCTGATGTAAGGCTCAGCTACAGTATCAGCTAAGTTAACTGCACGCAAATCAGAGCTATCACCCTCAGCATCGAATGCGTAGATAAGGTTGTCTTTCAAAGTGATAACAAATTTGTTATTGCTCATTCCCGGGCAGATAACTATTTTGATACCTAAGTAAGTCAAAGATAAATCTTGAGTAATGTATGCTTGAGTGTTACCTGAAGCTACTCCTAATCGGTACATATTAACTAACTGAGTAGGCATAAAGATACGCAAGTCAGATGTACGAGTAGCAATAGTAGCAGGAAGTGCAGATAAAGCAGCAGATAAAGCAAGCTCTAATGCAGCAAAGTTAGCGATTGCAGGAGCAGTAGCAGGATTGATAACGTTCACATCAAGACCTAATACTTTTTCATAACCATCACACAAAGCAAGTGTAGGGTTTAATGAAGTTGTATCACCTTGCCATCTGATTAACTCGATGTCTCCGTTGATTTTGTTAGCCATCTCACCCCAATAGAAGCTCATGAAAGATGCAACAGAGAAATCTCCGTTAGATCCTTTGCTCATTTGAAGAGATAAGAAAGATTGCTCAAGGTCAAACTGACAAATTTGAGCCATTGCAGACAATGCACAAACGTCAATCTCTTTCGCATCTAAATCATCATTAGGAGCTGAGAAAGAACAGCTAGATGGTTGTAAGATGTTACCGAAAGTAACAGTTGCTAATTTAGTTTTGTACTTAACTCCAGGAAGAGTTCTGTAGTTGTCAGCAGTGTCTTCGCTCAAGTAAGCTTGAGAATAGAATGCTTCAGGGTTTGCTGCTAATAAAGCAGTTGGGTCGATTTGTAAGTCGAATTTTAATTTACGCATGGTTTTATTTGTTTATAAATTTGTTTACACTAGAAAAACGTTGCTGTGCACTCATGGCCACAGCCTCACTCACCACCTCATCCTCTACCTCAGCAGATAGAACTTCCTCTAATTGGTTCTTAAGGTCAGCTATCATAGCAAGCAAAGCATTCATTTGCTCATCCATTACAGGCTTAACAATAGCAAGGATTGCCTCTGCATCAACTACAGGGTCAACCGCCATTGTCTCTTCCTCTGCAGGAATTTCTGCTGTTACTGTCTCTTCAACGACAGTGTCTTCAAGAGCTACTTCCTCGGAAGCCTCTACTTTTTCAACCTCACGTATCTCAATAATCTCTCCGTCTTTTACAACATAGATTTTATCCTCGATAGTGTGTTCTCCATCAGGTAACTTGTTCATTTGTATATTTGTTTTTGTTTGCTCTTTAAGCTTCATCCCAAGGTATCCCTCTATGCTGAAACCAATCTGCTCTTGGCTAACTAGTTCTGCATAGTATTCCTTATCCGTTACCTGAGCAGTAACCATAAGAGTACCCTCCGGTACCTCAATACCAAATGATGAATAGGCTTTGTCCTCCATTGGAGTGTCAACTATCCATGCCTCAAGGACATAGGCAGGTACAGTCTTAGATTGGTCATGCTCAAGATTAAACAAATCTCGGTTAACCATCTGCTTCATGAACTTGCCATGGATTAGCTCAATCTCTTCCTTAGTGAACTTGACATTGTACTCCTCTTTGCTATCCTCATCAAAGCGGTATATCTCCATAGGTATCAAAGCAGGTGCAGTGATACGATACTTCAACTCATCCGAAAAGAATAAAGGCTTAGCTTGAGAACTGAATGCCATCCCCTTAACTTTGATTGCAGGTGTAGCTGTAAAAGCTATTTGCTCAATGCCAAGGTCCTCACCATTTTCAGCGTATGCTGGGTCGATAGTGATTTGATAGGTA